GTCAGTCGAAGCAAAAGCTCGCACGTGACTATGTGCCGCTTTTTGACGACGTGGCGACCCGCTTGGTGCGGCGCGAGGTCAACGATGTGCGGCGTGCGGTCAACAAGCATTTGCGCAAGCGCAGCATTGGCGATTTTCGCACCTGGCTCACCGAGTTTTACGCCGAATTTGCCGGCGTCATCGCCGAGGCCTTTGACCCCCTGCTGCGCACCTATGCCGCGCAGGTCGCCACCAACGTCGCCGACGAACTGGACGAGGACGATCCCGGTCTGACCGACCAGATCATCGAATTTATCACCCGCTACCTGGCCGCGGTCGCCGATGGCCACACCGCCAGCAGCCGCAATCAGATCGAGGCGCTGATCACCGATGCCGAGGCCGAGGGCCAGGATCCGGCCGATCTGATCGAGGAACGGCTCGACGGCTGGGAGGAGAGCCGCGGTAGCCAGATCGGGCTGGGCCAGGCGTTCGAGGCGCTCAACGCGCTGACGGTCGCCTACTATGGCTATTTCAGCGTGCGCTATCTATTGTGGGCGGCGCGCGGTGCAAGCTGCCCCTTCTGTCTCGGCCTCAGTGGCCGCAAGGCGGGGATCGAGGAGTATTTCGTGCGCCAGGGCGAATCGGTCAAGGGTGGACCCGACGATGAGCCAATGCTGGTGCGGCGCAACACGCGCCACGGACCATTGCACAAGGGCTGCGACTGCGTTGTTGTCGCGGCATAGGAGACATCATGGAAGAACTAGAACGCCGGTTCTGCACGCAGCACAACTTGAGCCTGATCACCCGCGCCGAGGGCAGCGCTCCACTAATCGAGGGCTACGCCGCGGTCTTTAATACCCTAAGCGTTGAGCTGTGGGGCTTCCGCGAGAAGATCGCCCCCGGCGCGTTTGCCGATAGCCTGGGCGATGACGTGCGTGCGCTGTGGAATCACGACACGGGCGTTGTCATGGGTCGTACCAAAAGCGGCACCCTGCGCCTGGCTGAGGACGCAACCGGGCTGCGTATCCAGAACGATCCGCCGGCCGCGGCCGCGCACCAGGTCGAGAGCATCGACCGCGGTGACGTGGACCAGATGAGTTTCGGTTTTCGCACGCTAAAAGACGAGTGGGACGAGGATGAGAACGGGCAGCTGATTCGCACCCTACTCAAGGTCAAATTGTACGAGGTCTCCTTCGTGACCTTCCCGGCCTACCCGGCCACGAGCGTCCAACTGCGCAGCGATGGGCCGACCATCGACAGCGACTGGGGACTCATCCCCACCATACCGCATGAGATCAGACGGGCGTCTGATTCACATATTGCCGACCAGGCCGCCGAGCGGGCGCTCAGCAGTCGATATCGGCGCCGACGATTGCAATTACTATCATTGGAGATGTAACTATGTCGAAAACAGCCATTATCGACCTACGCCAGCAGCGGGCCCAACAGATCGCCGATGCCCGCGCGTTGCAGGATACGGTCGAGGCCGCAAACCGCGATTTTACCCAGGAGGAGCAGAGCAACTGGGACGCCATGATGAATACCGCCGACACATTGCGCCAGCGCATCGAGCGCGAGGAGCGCCTCCTAAACCTGGAGGCCGAACTGCCTGATCCGATTACGGCGGCCACTCGCCCCAATCTGGATGGCCGCAGCGACCGCACGGAAGCAATCGAGTTTCGCAGCCGTGGCATGCAGGGCACCAATCGGATCGAGAGCGACTGGCGCAATCAGCCCGAATGGCGGCGCCTGTTGCGCACTGGGTCGAGCGACTACGTTGGCGGCTTTGACCAATACCTGCGCGGCAACCCCGTGCCCAACGAAGTGCGTGCGCTGCAGGCCGATCTGGACACGGCCGGCGGCTATCTCATGGCGCCGATTCAATTGGTCGACCGCCTGATCAAAGCGATCGACGATCAGGTCTATCTGCGCCAATGGGCGACCGTTTTCGCAGTTCCCAACGCGGACAGCCTGGGCGTGCCGACGCTCGAAAACGATCCCGCCGATGCCGACTGGACCAGCGAACTGGCGACCGGCAGCGAGGACAGCACGATGAGTTTTGGCCGGCGCGAGCTGCATCCGCACCCGCTCGCCAAGCGGCTCAAAATCTCGCGTAAACTGATGATGAAAGTGCCGAGCGTCGACACCCTGACGATCCAGCGCCTGGCATACAAATTCGCGATCACCGAAGAAAAAGCCTATTTGACCGGCAGCGGCAGCGGCCAGCCCTTGGGCGTTTTCACGGCGTCGGCCAGCGGCGTGCCAACCAGTCAGGACGTGAGCACCGGCAACACCACGACGGCTGTCACCTTTGACGGCCTGATCGAGGCCAAATATGCCCTCAAGCAACAATACTGGCCGAACGCGCGTTGGCTCGGCCATCGCAACTTTTTCAAAATGACGGCTAAGCTCAAAGATGGCGACGGCCAATACTTGTGGCGCGAATCGGTACGCGTGGGCGAGCCTGACCGCCTGCTCGGTGGCCCGGTCGCCATGAGTGAGTATGCCCCGAATACATTTACGACGGGTCTTTACGTGGGCATGTGGGCCGATTTCAGCAATTACTGGATCGCCGACTCCATGGCCATGGAGTTCCAGCGACTGCTGGAACTCTACGCCGAGACCAATCAGATCGGCCTGATCGGGCGCCTGGAGAGCGATGGCCAGCCGACCCTGGCCGAGGCGTTCGTCCGTGTGAAGTTGGCCTAAAAAATTGATCACCCTACCCCCGGGTGATTTCAAGGAGAATCCTATGCAGAACCTACTCAACAAAATTGCCTTTGACTACGTGGCCGCCGCGGTCGCCGCCGGCAGCAGCATCGACAACGATAGCAGCATCGTCGATATGCAGGGCTTTGACGGGGTGATCTTTTTTACCACGATCACCGATTCCGCGATTACAGGCGTCGCCACGATGGCGATTGAACAGAATACGGCCAACAGTGGCACCGGCATGGCCGCGCTATCGGGCGCGGCGGCCACCGCCACCAGCGGCGCCAATGATGACCTCAATGGCCAGCTCCTGATTGTCGATGTCTACCGACCGCGCGAGCGCTACCTGCGCGCCAACCGCGCCAGCGCCACCGCGAACATCGCCTATGGCGAGTGCATCGCAGTCAAGTACGCGGCCATCGACATGCCGGTCAGTCAGGTGGCCGCCGATGTGGCCGACAGCGTCGTCGTGGCCAGCCCGGCCGAGGCCTAATCGACAAGATGACAGGATGGCAAGATGACGGGGTGACCTGTCCTTGCCCCTGCGAAAGGATTTGACTATGAGCTACAACGTACCTGTCCGGACCTTGCAAGGTGGCGCGGTGCTTGAGGTCGCCACCGGTGGCGAGATCCGCCTCAGCGGTGGCACGATTACCAATGCCGGCACCCAGGCGACCGTCATCGCCGATGCAACCGCGCTGACCGAAAATAGCGGCGTCATCGGCGGCACGAACAACGGCGATCTGCCCGATCTGACCTCGCCCGACGCGGCCGGCAACGCGGCCGCTGTGCGCGAATGCGCGACCGCGATCAACACGCTGACAACCAAACTCAATGCGGTCATCGCCGCGCTGGAAGGCGCGGGCATCACCGCCGGCAGTTAAATACCGGGTGGCGCCCCGTCCACCCGCCAAGATAGCGAGATCGAGATGAAATTGATTCGCATGACCAAAACTATGGCCGGACCCGATGGTGTACGGGTGCCCGGCATGAAACCGTTCACGGTCTCCGATGCCGAGGCTGATGGCCTGGTTGCGGCCGGCGCCGCCGAGATTATCGCGACGATCAGCGAGCAGTTGACCGCCGCCGTGTTGACACCCGATTTGGAGACCGCAGTCGCTGAGCCGGCACGCGAGACCGCGGTTGTGGCCAAGCCCCGGAAAAAGGCGGCCAAGTGAACCTGATCGTGAGCACCCCGCCCGCGGCCGAGCCGATATCGACGGCCGAGATCAAGGCGCATCTGCGCATTGATGGCAGCGACGAGGACACGCTGCTCGACGGCTACGTCGCCGCGGCGCGCATTCAATGCGAACTCGAGGCGCGCCGCGCCTTCGTGACGCAGACGCTGCAGTTGCGTCTGGAGGCCTGGCCAACAGGGGATCGCATTGCGCTGCCGCGGCCGCCCTTGCAATCGGTGACCAGCATCGCCTACATCGACAGCAATGGCGCCGGCGCGACGATGGACGCCGGCGACTATATCGTCGATGCCAATGGACAACCCGGCCAGATCATCCTGGCCTATGGGTCGACCTGGCCCAGCGTCACGTTGCGGCCAGGTCCCAGCATCACAATCACCTACGTCGCCGGCTATGGCGCGGCGGCCGCGGTGCCGCAGACCTACAGGCAGGCGATCCAGCTGCTGGCGGGTCATTATTACGAAAACCGCGAGGCGGTCACCGTCGGGCAGGGCTACACCTCGGCTATACTGCCGATGGCGGTGAGTAGCCTGCTGATGACAGACCGGAATTGGTAAAAATGAGGATATTATGGCTGATAATTTTAGCGAATGGCGGGCGGGTCTCGAATCACCCGCCGAGCACGCCGTCGAGATTACACCGAGCGATAGCACAGATCTGACTACATCGACACGCGGTCTCTACGTGGGCGCGAGTGGCGATGTGACACTCGACACGGTCGGCGGCGAGACCGTGACTTTCGTCGGGCTGGCCGCGGGGATCATCCACCCGATTCGGGCGCGGCGCGTGCGCGCCACCGGCACCGATGCAACAGGCATCGTGGGAGTTTACTGAGTTATGCAGATTGCGATTGGGACAGCCATTGGCTACCAGGGCGGGGCCGCCGCGGTGATCAACCAATCCGTGCTCGCGCTGATCCCGCTCGTCTCCGATGGCTTCATCTTCGTGTGGGGCGAAAGCGACGGCCGCGGCCATGATGCCGGCGCCGCCTCTTACATCGATACGACACCCGGCATGGGTGGCAGTGGCGCGCCGTGGACTGTCTCCGCCGGGTCGACCTGGATCACCACGAATGGCCGCGCCAGTTGCTCGGTGCTGGGCGCGTTGACCGCGTATGCGCATTTCGACGCCGGCCAGACCGATGTTCACGTCGAGGCAACTACCATCCGCAGCGGCGGTGCGGTGGGCATCCTGTTGCGCTGGCTAGATGCCAGCAACTATGCC